TTTTATGGGCGGCGGCGGTCGATCCAGCTATCCGACCGGCGGTCCTGTTTACGGTGGTCCTGACACAGGTAAGCCTTTTATGGGCGGTGGCCGTCCTGATTATCCAATGGGTGGTCCTGTTTACGGTGGTCCTGACACAGGTAAGCCTTCCGCCGCCAGCGTGGAAGATAGTGATATCGGTAAGCAAAGATTGGCTCGTAGCCGGGCTCGAAAATTTCTTCAAAGTTATAGCGGAAATATGACACCCAATATTGGCGACTCTACTACTTACATTAAATGAAGTAGTTTTATTTAATCTCTTCTTATCTTCGCCGCTTCTTATGCCTTTTAAATCCGAAGCACAGCGCCGTAAATTCTACGCAATGAGTGAGCGCGGTGAAATTTCGAAGGAAAAAGTGCGTGAGTATGAAAAAGAGACCAAGGGAGACCTTCCTGAAAAGGTAAAAAAGGCTAAAGAGGCTAAGCGAAAGGCCAAAAAATACAAATTTGGCAAAAAATGACCAAAAACACCAATGAGGGTTGATCCGTGGGCAATTTGAATCGTCGTCGCAGCGTTCCAGTCGGTTCCACGGCTGAAATTGAGGCTCTTAAGCAGGAATTAGCCGAGCTACGAGCTGCGTATGCTCGTGATATGCAGAATATCAGTTTAGATATGCAGACTCTCAACGCCAAGATTGAGCCCGCGCCCGAGTCGGACGCCTGATTTAGTCGGCTTTATACTATTTATAGTCGCCAAGCTTAAATGTATACGCCTTTAAGCAACTGGCGCTACGACACATCTCCGCATCGATTAGGCAGTGGACCTAATCACGAAGCTTTTGTCGTAGTTACATTTCCTGAAGAGGCTCCTCCAGGAGTCTCTTACATAATTTCGGAAGACGACACCTCTGGCCTTCTTATTTTCGAGTCCGAAGATTCAATCCCTTTAGTTTTAGAAACAACAGGAGTTTATCCCGGCTATAGCCGGTGGGGTACATCTCCACTCAATCCGTATAAAGGTCTTTATTACGGAGTTAATGATGTTGGCGCAGACGTAGGCACCAAAACTCCTGGACCTCCGGTTAATTATTCCGATTTAGCCCTGGGTCTGGAGAACGGTGACATTCTTGGTGCTGAGGATTACAGCGAACTCAGTCTCTTCCCCTTGTGGGGTATTACCACCGCGTGGCGTCAGGTTCCGCCAGCTCCCGCTGGCTTCTGGACTAACTATGAGAATGTTGACTATGACCCAATTAATGCGCTTAGTAGTTATGGGGGTTATCGCGGTCTAACAACCACGCGGATCGCTAACGCCAAGGTATCTTCGTCCTTCGGACCTCAATATGGGCGGCGGACTTCTGGCGCGTATACGTATTACAACGGTGTCGCACCGGCCTCCCAACCTTATACGCCATACAATACTCCTGATAACAATACGAGTGCGCAGGGTTATACAGGTGGCGGCGTTACTCATGGGCGTATCGAAGGCGGGATTCTTACCAATCCGACAAACGACACGTCAGGTTCTCGCGCTGCGTGGGTATATAACCCGCCTGTGTACTGCAAAACTTTTACTGAGACCGTTCGATCTGCCGCACCTGGTTTAATGGGTCCGGCTCTCCGATACGTTTACCGCGGTAAGGCTGGTTCTTACGTGTCTAACTTTGGCTCTATTTATCATCAAGCACCTGAAGGTGTGCGGGTGTTGTCTCGTACTTTTAGCTCTTCTGTTAACTCTAGTAATCAGAAGTAGTACGGTAAATATTCCGCTAAGAATAGAACAGTTTTACAGCGGCCTCACGTTTTTGCAGTTAAATTAAGTATGTAGTTTTCGGAGGTTGACGCTTTGTTCGTCGACAATGATTTTCCGAAGCTGCTAGGCGCTGAACTCTACCGTCCGCACCCTGCGTACGTCGTTGAGATGGCTGCTGAGCCTGTGGTCGTTCACGACTTCAGCAAACAGCCTGGTCAGACTGTGCAGCTTGACCGTTATAGGTTCTGGGGTAATCCAGGCAGTAAGGAGTCGCGCGAGCGTACTGCAGAACAAACCATTGGTACTGCAAACAGCAGGAACATTGTCAAGGACAAAGTTCTTGTGACGCTCAAGGAGTATACCGGCCCTGCCGATCCTAGCGATCCTACTCAACCCAGTACATTCAAAATCGCACGGGAGACGCTGATTACCGCTCAGCGCCTTCTTCTCGATACTGGTAACCTCACTGCTTTCCACCAATCCATTGGCTCTCTGACGCTTCTGGATGACTATCGCCGTTGGCGTGATCGGGTGTTCATTAATGAACTCCTGAAAGCAGTTTCTAAAGGTCAGTCTTCTGACTCCCAGGGTGGCTACTACTATCCTGGTGATCTTGCTGTTGGTGCTCTGACCTACAGCAACGCCGAGCAAGCTAAGTTCGACGTTAAGGACGATCTGCTGCGCGTGGTGAAGAGCCTGCGCAAGCGTAACGTTCCTACTTATCAGGACGGCTTCTATCGCTGCGTTTGCGATCCTACCTTCCTGATGCACCTGCGTCAGAACAGCGACTTCCGTGAAGTTGCTCGTTACCCTGGCAACGGTCAGATCAACCCGCTCATGTCCTCGATGCAGCCCAACGCTGCCATCTACATGGGTCAAGGCTTCGGTCAAGCCACCTTCGTGGCCGGCGAACCGATCATGCCGACCGGGTTTGTTTTTGAAGGCGTGCGGTTCTTCGAATCCACCAACATGCCTTCGCAGTCTCAGACTGCTACCATCGGTGGTACTGCCGCTTCTTACGAAGCTGCAATCGGTATGTTCTTCGGTCCCCAGAGCGTTGGCGTCGGCATCGGCGGTAACAATGCTCAGGTGTTGCTGAACAACAATGACGACTTCAGCCGTTTCATCATGATGATTTGGAGCCTGTACGCAGGTTTCGAACTCCTGAATGCTGATTTCGCCACCATCGCTTACTCCTTTAACGCTTGAGGAGGTAATTAACGATGGCTATCAATCCTAATCAGCTCTCTGTTGCCAAGATTTATCCTGGTAACTACACCAACGTCCTGCGCTATTGGCACGACACTAAGACCGTTACTTATCTCAATGAGAACGGTACTAGCGAGTCGCTGGCCAATCAGCCCGTGGGCGGCCCTGTCGGCGCTGTTGTCCAACCCGGTTGGATTGCTCAACAAGCCATTGGCTATGTTGATCTGTCCTTCCAAGCTCTGGGCACCAACAGCCAGCTGGACTACTACGCCACGCCTTACGGCTCTGGTCTGAATGGTGACAACGTTCCGTTCACCAACGGCAACGTGATCATCCCTTCGCCCGACGCCTACAAGGATGTTCGCGCTGACATCACCAACGGTATTACCGTGCCCTCTGGTGCCTTCGTGTACCGCACCAGCCTTCGGGTTGACGGTGGCGATGTGGTGTCAAGTGGTGTTGGCGGCGGTTCCGCCACTCCGTCCCTGGGTCTTGGCCCTGCAGTCGGCGTGGGTCTGAACACCACCCCCACCCCCAGCGGTTTCTTCGCTACCGTTACCGGTTCGAACAGCCGCATTGAGAACGGTACGTTCAACTCCAGCAATGCCTGGAACATGGCTAACGCTCACCGCGTTACCGCAGATACAACCTACAAGTTGTTCTCTGTCGGCAACCTGGGCGGCGCCGCCGCTTCCGGTCTGGCTCAGGCTTCCGGTGTGTACGATCCTCGTGCAAAAGCCGGTAAGCTCAGCGGTAAGGACAAAGCTCTCGCTATCTGCGAAGTCTGCTGGCTCATTCCTGATCAAGCTCCCGAGCGTTCTGATCTGGCTCTGCAGCCCGCTGGCATCGTTGAGTCGAATGTTTACACTTCGACCGTCCCGTCCTGATTTAAGGTCGGCAAAAATTAGCCCCTCTCCGGAGGGGCTTTTTTATTGCTTATTTAATAGTACGTAGAGCTTCACTTAGCTTTGTTTCTAATAATTTCTCTTTCAGTTGTTCTAGTCGTTCGTCTGGGTTTAAACTAAACGTTGTGTATCCAGTAGATGGATCAAGCCGATCTACAAGGTTTCGTGCCCACGCTTCTGGATTAATTTTATCGACCATACTTGCAGTAGCCTCCAGCACCCGTGGGTTTGGAGGAGCTGCTACGCCGAGTCCCCGCATTAAATCGTAAGATTTTCCAACAGGTGTCTGCCTTTGCGCAGATGCACCTGCTCTCAACACGCTGGGAGCATACGTCGGGACGTCTGCAGGAAATAGTGCGGATGCAGCGACCCCAGCACCGCCGACAGCTACAGCCCGTCTAGCTGCTTCTTTATCTGATAGACCCGCTTTACGGTTAGCGGAGTATTC